AAAATAGATGAATCAAAAAAAGAAACACAAATATTAGTCTTAGTTCCAACACATGAACTGGTTCATCAGATATATGAAGTAGCAGTAGAATTAAGTAAATATCTTGATGTCACAATTATGGAAGTTGTTGGAGGTACAAATGTTGGAGAATGTCAAAGGGAATTAAGTAAGTGTCCCCAAATCATTATTGGAACTCCTGGAAGAGTACTTGATATGATAAATAAAAGATATCTATTTACAAGTAATATAACCACCGTTATTTTTGATGAAGCAGATGAAACATTATCTTATGGATTTAAATTAACAATCTATAATATTATTAAGACTATTCCAACATCCTCACAAATATGTTTGTTTAGTGCAACTATTCCTGATGAGATTATGGAACTTTCTGATAATTTTATGAAACAACCTCAAAAAATCCTTGTTAAAAAAGAAGCGTTAACCCTTGAAGGAATTACACAGTTTTATATTAATATTAAGGTTAATGATTGGAAATACGATGTCCTTACGGATTTATATGATACCATTAATATTGCTCAATGTATTATTTATATTAATTCAAAAAATAAGTTAATGGAAGTTTATGATTGTTTAATAAAAGATAATTTCCCGGTCGCATGTATTCATGGAGAATTAACTTCAGAGGATAGAAAGAAAGTCATGGAGGAGTTTAGGAGTGGTCATTCAAGAATTCTTCTGTCTACCGATTTATTATCAAGGGGAATAGATGTTCAACAATTATCCCTTGTTATTAATTTCGATTTACCAAAATCTAAAGAAACGTATATTCATCGTATTGGAAGAAGTGGAAGATATGGAAGAAAAGGTGTTGCCATTAATTTAGTTACCGATCGCGATCTCCCCCATCTGAAAGATATTGAAGAATTCTATGAAACAAAAATTGTTGAAATGCCTCAAAATTTAGAAGATTATCTAAGTGTATAATATATGAATTATGCTCCTATTAACAATTGCTCGGGACCATTATGGGAACCGAAATTATGGAATAATCTAAATGATATTCCACATTTAAAAAAAACGAATTGTTATGAATATGCATTTAATTATATTAGTCATAGTGAAGAAAAACTTCAACCGGGAGAATTAAGTTCCGGTAAGTTTAAAGATTATTCATGTGAAAGTATCATTCGTAAAATGAAAGAAGACTATTCGGATGTTAAAGATAGTTATTTCAGAGAAAAACTTGATTGTACCCGTTATAAAATTGCTCTAGTAATTGATACAAATGATAATGATTATCACTTTTATCGCCAAGATACAAATGGTTTGTGGAGTCATAAGACTGGTACAAATGATGTTTCACGCCTTGACGCAAATGGAGATATAATTATTAACCCTGAATACTGTGACAGAGATTATACTACGGTTAATAAAAAGGAAGATGAACATAATTATAATCTATTTTGTGGATACTTCTCTATCCCAAATAAAGAAGGTCCCGTTGTAAGGGATAATGATTAATCATTATTTAAAAGATGCGCGTAAATATGATAATAAAATAATTTTTGTCTATTTAAATGGATGAATTAAAATTGGATCAAAACCCAGACCATAAAACAATACAGATTGATAACAATAGTTCAGAAACTAAAATTAATATTAAAAATGATGAAAGTACAATGTTAGGTGTTGAATTACTGGCTAACCGAAACAATAATAAAGCAGATTTAAGTGTTTCTGATAGTATTGGTTATTCAAGTGGAGAAGAATCTACTTCAGTAAAGAGTGATAAAAATATAACTCCTAATGAAGATTATGATTTTTTTAATCAAGTAGGGGAAAATAATATTGAATTAAAAATAAATGAAGAAGAAACGAAAGATCCTGAGGTAAAAAACATTCAAGCTCCTTTACCACAGGATGATCCAATTATTAATTCAACAAAAGAGGCTGAAAGTAGTGAATTCCGTCCTATTCATGCAATGTCTTCTCAAGATATAAAAAATGAGAAAATAGACCTTATCTATAAGTTTAAAAAATTGGAAGGTCAGGGAATAAGAACAACGATGAATTACAATATGAATTCGCAATTGGAGGACATGCGGAATGAATATTTTAAATTAAAGAAACAAAGAGAGATTGACAATTCAATCAAGTTCCAAAGAAAAGTAATGATGGCAGCAATTACTGGATTAGAATTCTTAAATAATAAGTTTGATCCTTTCGATATCAAATTAGATGGATGGTCTGAATCAGTCAATGAAAATATTAATGATTATGATGAAGTATTTGAAGAATTGGCAGAGAAATATGGAGGTAAATCAGAGGTTGCTCCAGAGATTAAATTACTTATGATGCTTGGTGGAAGTGCTTTTATGTTCCATTTAACAAATACACTATTTAAATCATCTATTCCTGGAATGGATGATATTATGAAACAGAATCCTGACTTAATGAAACAGTTTGCAAAAGCGGCGGTTGGATCAATTGGTCAAGAAACACAAAAACAACCGGAACCTGTAAGGACAAACGTACCAAAACCCCAAAGGAGAGATATGAGTGGTCCAGCGGGGATGGAAGACATTATGAATGAAATGAATTTTCAAGCAAATGATATACCTGACTTAGATAATATATCTCTTCTAAGTGGAGAAAGTGGTAATAGGAGTACTGGAAGTGGGGGGATTACTCTCAATTTATAAATGATTCTTCATTTGAGTTAACTCATCAATAATTTCATCTATTTTTTTATCTTTATTACCTTCATTCTTTTCATTTGAATCTTTTTTGGTTAAGAAATCTTCACCATTAAATAATTCACCCACAATTAATACAAATAGGATTGTAAGGGTAATTGCACATTGGATATCTCTTGTTGCCATAAAAAAAGCACAAAAGATAAATAGTTTCCTTATCATTGGATTATTAATCATTTCTTTCTGAGAATCACTTAGTTCAGTAATAATAAATCTTCCACCGATAGTGACAATAATCATCATACATCCAATAAAAAATTTATTTTCATTCAAACTGTCAAATAAATTCTTCATTATTTATAATATATGTTGTAAAAAAAAAATATTTTTATATATTAATATTTATATTTATAATAGTATATGATGAATAATTCAGGTGGCGCTCTTCTAACAGAAGTTTATGGTACTGATAATATTAAGGTTAAAAAAAGTAAAAAAAAGAGAGAGTTAAGGTACTTACCAGAGAATAAAGGATACCTTTACCCTGAACAACTTGAAAAAGTAGATGTATTTGATAAAAACTTCCATGAAAAGTCAAATATTACACCCTATGGGACAAATACTGAAGATAATTATTCAGATGTTAATCAAGATAAAAATGTAAGTCATGGAGAATACTTTCCATACGATAAATATACTCTTGAAGGACACCGTAGACTTGTACCTCCAACAAAAGAAGAACCTCCCCCACAACCAACGTCTCCACAACCAACGTCTCCACAACCAACGCCCCCTACAGAAAAAAGGGATGTACCTTCAAAAGTCCATGAACAACCTCCAAAACAGTGGGCGTGGGATAAAGGTCTACAAATCAGTCATCAAGAATACAAAGAGTTTCAAGAATTTAAACAATTCAAAGCAAATCAACAAATAGAAATTATTAAGCAGCAAAGAGAAAAATCACAAGAAGGTACCAAAGAAGGATTTTCAAATATTAATGATGATTTTAATGATGTTCTTTTATTTGGACTTCTCGGGATTTTCTTCTTAATTTTTACAGATTATGTTTATAAACTTGGAAGGAAATCCTATTAATTATTTATTATAACAAATAAAGGAGGTTAACGAAGATTTTTTATAATATAATAAAGTATATATATATGTCTTTTCATATTATAATCATAGTAATAGTACTTTCTTTATTATTACTATTTTATAATAGTAATAATAAAGAAGGATTTACAATCCCTGCAGATATTTCAAGTATTGCGCGTGAGAGATTATCTGCTCAAAAAATAAGGTGTGTTGATGAAATTAAAGAAATTATTGGTGATTCAATGGACCTATCAAGAGGAGATATTGACGAATTTCATCGAAGGGAAATAATTAAAGCCAATATTATGGTTGATAATACCGCTGAGTATACTCCCGAGGACCGTTTACTTATGGAATCATTACTTGAAGAAATTAAAGATAATAATCCAGAGGAAAGAGAACAACTCGATATGAACGAAAATGAAGAAGTTAATATAATTGGTTCTAAACTTAGTTTACTTACAAAGAAAGAAGTATATGATAAGTATAAAGAATTAAAGGAATCCTGTACAATACAAGCACCATCTTCGTGTATTGCATATGCTGAAGAAGATATAAATACATGTAATCAATTTGATAATGATGAAGCTAGTTGTTCAGCAGAAGAAAAGTGTATGTATTTTCAAGACTATCAAAAAGCAACTGTCTTTTCAAAACTACAGTACTATCGGGATAAAATTAATGAATTAGAAAGTCTACGTAATAATCTTTCTAATCTAGAAACTGAAAAAAATCAAATTGAAGAAGAAAAATTACGTATTCATGGAGAGTTAAATAATGTACGTTCACAATATGAATCTTTGTCAGGACTACTCGAGGGATCGAATCATAGGGAAAAAGAAGCATATATTGATGATTTAGAAAGGAAGGAAGGTGAATTAGTAGTCTTAAATCAATGGAGGGGATGGGGACAAAATAGAAATGTAAATCAAAAAGTCAATTATTTAAATGAAATGAAATCAGGACGTGAAAATTGCAATAGAGAAAAAGAAACAATGCAACGAACACACAGACAAGAATTACAAAGACAAATAGCAAATAGAAACCGAATTAAAAGACAATTGAACCGTATTGCCAGTAAATTAATAAAATTAAAACAATTGAAACAAAGACGATCATCTCGAAGGGTATCACCTGTTAAGAAATGTGGTAATCGTAAAAAAGTATCCCCGAATTGTAATATTGGGAGACCTAGTCGTGCGACATGTAACCGCCGTTATAGTACATATAGAGGAAAAGATATTATGTGTCAATATGTACGAAAAGGGAGAAGGTATTCGTGTGATTTTTGGAAACCAGGAAAACCCTACACAAAAAAATTATGTAGACCTAGTTCATCGTCCCGTAGATGTCCAGGGAAGAGAATGGTTTCCAATTGTAATGCTGGAAGACCAAGAAGGAATCAATGTAGAGGACGTTATAGCGTATATCGTGGTTCTCCATATCAATGTCAATATGTCCGTAAAGGGAGAAGGTATTCATGTGACCTTTGGAAACCTGGAAGACCGTATACTAGAATAGCATGTTAAATGATACTATAATAGATTATTCATCTTTTCTTTCATTGATGTTAAATCATATTCGTTGTACGTTGCAAAATTACCAGAGGGTTTGTATTCATCAATTAACTTATAATCCTCTTTCTTTTTATTCCTTTTTACTTTTCTTTGTAAAGGTTGTTTCTTATTCTTTAATTCCCATGTAATAAACAACCAATTTGGATCGATATAAATTAATTGAAAACCATCTTTCTGCAATGAGTCAATTAAATATTTTTTTAGATCATCTATATTATAAAGCGGTACACCTATAATAAATTCAGGTATTTGGAAAAAACAAAACGTTTTTTCAATACGTGCGTTATATTTAATACGATTGTGTATTTTTTTCAATACATCATCAAATTTTTCATATCTCTTGATATTTTTTTCCCACATCGTCTCATAAAGGTTATTGATATTTAAAGAACTCATAATAATTATTGAATAAAAAAATATAGAAATAAATAATATGAAACCTGATACTTTGTTTTTATCGGGTGGAGGTATTAATTGTTTAACCTTTTTAGGCGCATTTCAATACTTATTTGAAAAAAAAATTATTGAACCAAAATTTCAAGGTATAAAGAATATAGTATGTGTTTCAGGGTCATCTATTCATATATTACATCTACTTCTTGGATATTCATTGGAAGTCACAATGAAGGTAAGTTTGGAATTCAAAAATGAAGAATGGGTTGATTATAATCACTTTAATATCAATAACGTATTTGAAAAGTACGGTTTATACAATAATGATTTTATAAAAGATTTATGTTCAACTTTACTTGAAAAGAAAGGTCTTTCAAAGGATATGACTCTTCAAGAACTATATAATCATACAAAAATAAACCTTTACTTTAAGGTATCCAATATCAACAAAGGTAAAATTGAATACATAAGTCATAAGAATTATCCGGATCTATCTTTAATCCATACCGTTCAAATGACTACATGTGTTCCTCTATTTTTTCAACCCATAAAGTATAATGGTGATGCTTATGTTGACGGCGGTCTTTGTGGTAATTTTCCTTTAGAATTCAATCGTTCACTCAAATCAAAAGATTATTTGGGTATTCATATTCAAAATAACGGAGGAACTACAGAAATTAATACACTCTTTGATTACATTGGTAGTTTATATAGGATGCCTTGGTCTCCCTATGACCAAAGAAAGAAAAATAAAAAAATTATTAATATCGTTATGGATAATACAGGATTAGTATTTTCCCTTAAAGAAGAAGAAAAGAAAAAAATGATAAAACATGGATATATATCAACTCTCAAACATTTCACTGATTCATAATATATTCATTCAGTGCATCATGGGAATGAATATTAAATAGATGCGCACTTACAGGAGATACGATCTTTCGATAAATTTCAGACCACTTCTCATCCCCCTTTTCAATGTATCCGCCCGAAAAAAGGAGCTTCTTTATCCGCGTCCAAGCATTAACATCAGATGTTAGAATATCCCTCTTATTCATTACTTTCAGAAGTTGATCAATCATTTTACTCTTTTGTTCATCAATGATTACCCTCTTCTTTTCCTTAAAAAGTTTCTTTTGTCTCTTATTCCTCTTTCTGTATTCAAGTAGTTCGTTCACCTTGTTATCTTCTTCTTGTACAAGTCTACGATAACGTTGGTGTAGTTTCGATACATCTTCTTCAGAAAGTTTTCGATAATAAAACATATTATTGTTAATCTTCTCTTGGATGTAATTCTTATATTGTAGAAAATTCATTCCATCTTTGATAAATTGTCTTTGCATACTATAGTGTTTATCCATTTGTGTAATATTTATCTTCTTCTGTTGAACATGTGTTTTTCTTGTTTTCTTGCTATCATGCTTCCAATTGACACGTGAACGCCCCATTTGTTTATGATTATTATACATGTTTACTACTTATTAAATATAAGTTTTCAACTTTTAAATAATTTATTTAAGAATAATTATGTAGTAATCATTTAAATGTTGGATTATGTGTGGTTGGTTATCGGTGGAGGGATTGCTTCTTTTATTTCTTCCATGGGAATCGGGGCAAATGATGTAGGAAACGCTTTTGCTACATCGATTGGTTCAAATGCTTTAACCGTTAAAAGTGCTGTTGTTATCGCAAGTATCTTTGAATGTTCTGGAGCAATCTTAATGGGATCCCATGTCACAAAAACAATTCGTAAAGGTATCGCTGATTACGAATGCTTTGAAGATGACCCCGAACTATTCATGTATGGGTGTTTCTGTGTCCTTCTATCTGTAGGGTCATGGTTGTTTTTAGCTTCCTATTTAGAGATGCCTGTCTCTACAACACATTCATGTGTAGGTGGTATGATAGGCATGACAATGGTTACTGGAGGAAGTAACTGTGTTATTTGGTACAAAGCAACAGATTCTTTCCCATGGGTCGGCGGTGTATCTGGTATTGTTATGTCATGGTTTTTATCGCCAATATTTTCGGCATTATTTGCGTCATTCA